TCGCCCAGGTAGATGGCGCAGTGGTTGGTGACCGGGGCGCTCACCTGCATCAAGATCACATCACCGTGGGCGGGCTCGGCGACCTGGGCGAACCCCACCGCCTGAAAGCTCTCCATGAGCACGTCCTGATCGCCGCGCTCCCACCAGCGGTCTTCAGTGGGAAACCGGGCCAGCTCGATGCCCCGCTCGGCCTGGTACCAGTCCTGCACCAGGCTGTAGCAATCCAGGGCGCCATAGACGTAGGGCCGGCCCACCAGAGGCCGCCGGCCCTGCCGGGGCTCCAGATAGCGCAGGTCGCCCTCGGGCCAGCTCAGGATGTACCAGGGCATGCCGGAGAGGTCGCACATGGCCTTGTCGTGCTCGCTGGGCCGGCTGGTGGCGTCCGGGTGGCTGTGGACGATGGCGAGCACGTCGCCGACGTCCTCCGCCGCGGCGTAGTCCTGTGGGTCCAGGGCGAAGTGTTCGGCGGGATCCCGCGCCAGATTCCGGCAGGCCCGGTAGGCTTGGCGCCGCCCGACCGCGACGATCAGCCCGCAGCACTCACGGGGGTATTCCGCCGCCGCGTGGGCGCGGATGGCGTTGAGCAGTTTCTCGCGCATAGAGGTTTCAGCGAATCAGGAGGGCGGAACCCGGGAAGCCGCCGAACGGCAGCTCGTTATCTTCACCAAACCGCAGTTTGCAGTCGCTCAGCAGGCCACCGCACTGGTCCAGGGCCGGATCATCGGTGGGGTTGCCGTCGGCGTCCGCTACCGGCGGGCCGGTGTAGCCGCAGTCGGCGCCGCGGTACTCCCCTTTCAGGCACCAATCGCAGAGGCTGGTGATCTGTCGGCTGGGGATCTTCTGGCCGGAGACGTCCGCCGGCGACGACAGCTGCCACTGGATGGCCTCGCCGGTCTCGGACACCTTCTGCTCGACATACCAGATCTCGGCGCGCTCCTGGGTCGGGTCCGCTTCTGGGTTGCCCTCGGTGAAGTTGGCCGCGTCCAGGTAATGCGCGAAGGTGGTGCGGATGGTGACCCGCGCCTGCGCGAGATCGTCCAAGGCCAGGCAGAGGGCGCTCAGGGTGCCGTCGATATTGCCCGCCGTCAGGGTGGGCGTGGGCGCCCGGCCATCCCCGGTGACTTCCAGCCCTTCCAGATCGTGGGGCCAGGCGTGGTATTCCTCGCCCTGCCAGAAAATCGGTTTCGGCTGCAGCGTGTCGTCGGCCACCGCCTCAGCCCCGGCGAGCAGCCGGTCGTCGCCGGCCTGGTAGAGCGTGGCGCCGGCGTACAGTGTGGCGAAGTCCGCCCAGCTGTGGGGGATGTTGTAGTTGTGAAAGCGCAGGACATCGCCCCCGAACGCCGTGCAATCCACTTCCACCAGCCGGACCCTGCTGCCCGGCTCCAGCTGCTGTACGTCGGCGTTGAACACGTGCTATCGCGCCCACTCGAACATCGGCGTCTCGGGCGCCGGATCGATTAGTACCTCCGATAAGGCCGAACGGTACTGGTCCTCATGATCTGGGTGCACCAGCACGTTGACGTGATAACCCGGCACTGGCGCCATTTCCGGGTACTCGTTGCCCTCGCCATCGACGAGCGTCTCGCCGGTCGCCTCGTGGAGCTTGGGCAGCACGGTTACGCGGATGCGAAACGGATCACCGCCGACGGTTTCGTCGCCAGTCTCCGGGTCTTCCCCGACAAGTCCAGCAGCGTCCAGCGCTTGCATCATTGCTGCTTCGTCGGGGGCGCGTAGGTAGATCGGTTGCCATTGGGTCATAACGCACCTCCGTTAATCCAGGTTTGCATTTCGGCATCTGTCAGAAGACGCTTTTTGGCTATGAGTTGCGATATGTGACCTTGCCCCTCTCTAAGAGCAAAAAACTCAAGCTCTGTTAGTGCGGTATTAAGATTCCCGTTATGAACGCTAGACCCCACATCGCCGCCTGTTCCTATAATCTTTTTAGTAGACCCGTCCCATGTAACAGCTACCCGGAATGTATCTCCAATCGTCACATTAGACGCCGAAACAGCGCTGCCATCGAAACAACGGATTTGACCGTCAGCATAATAAATCGGGCGAATGCTTGGTGATGGTGGACCGATGATTCTTGTGCTGCCAGCTCCGGCCACTGTTAAACGGTTAATTTCAAGAAGTAACGCTTTCGCGTCGCCGCTAAACCACTCCGCCGTATCCACGTTCTCAATAGTCGCAACGTCAGCGGCTCGGGTGACTGCGCTGCCGCTGGTGGGGATGTAGCTGGATGCGCTTTCCTGTACTGAAACAAAGCCCGCGCCGATGGTGCCGGACTGGAGCAGATTCGCGCCGTTATAAATTTCATCGGCAGTGCCCACTCCCATATTTATGCATGGTCTGAAGACCGTTTCTAACGTACAAGTCCACTTCACCGTTAATTTGAACAAGGAGCCCCATATATTCTGCTCTGACACCAATTCAATATTCCCTGCGGACCCGAAAGAAGTGGTGGAAAAATCACCAGTAAGCACGTTATACGCTCCCCAACAGAAACGCCCTGAGGCATTGCGCATGCCAATCGCAAAAGTAGTCACAGTCGGGTCTTCTAGTGAAAAGAAAGCGGACAAATATCTCACATCACCACTGACGTAACTATTAAGAGAATTTCCGTCCATGTACCCGCGCCGGTCGGCGGCTGGCAACAACTCTATCCGGCTCAGTGATATATTACCGTCGGGACCCTGAATTACATTATCTTCCGCCTGACTATACCCCGGTTGCCCGGTGTTCCAATTGCTCAGCAACTGTGACCAAACGGCAGTATTAGTGTCCTCGACCGATTCAATCCGCTGCCCCAGCGGTTCCCCGGTTACCGGGTCGTGATCCCAAGCAGGCTGCCCCGCTGGAATCTCCACCAGCTGCCCCTGCGCATTCCACACCCACTTCGGAGACGGCGCGGAAAGCGTGAAGAGATCACTATAATCACACGGCAGAAACAGCCCCGCGGCGTTCTTCGATCCGAACGACGGCACTTTGAAATCAGCGCGCAGGGCCGGCAGCGGCCCATTCACTGACTCGATCAAAGCGATCAGCTGGTCGCGCTGGGTCTCCAGCCGCTGCTCCCGGGTTTGAACCTCATCCTCCAGCGCCTGCTTCGCCGCCCCGAAGTTCTGGTTGGTCTTACCGAAGGCGGTGCGCATGGTGTCGCCGCCGGCCCCGGTCGGCGGATCGCCCAGGTTGATGTCTTCAATGTTCATGCTGTCCTCACGGATGGAAGGTCTGCTCGAAGGTGGTGCTGAGGGTGTACTTCTGGGCGCCGTGGCCGCTGAGGCGCCAGCCGCCGGTGGTGATGTACAGGCCGGGATCGCCGAGCGGCGGCGTCCAGTGGAAGGCACGCGCGCCCTGGTGGGCTTTGATGAACGCCTTTACCGCGGCGATCTTGGCGGCGTTGCCGGTGACCTGGATTTCCCAGATTTCCTTGGCGCTGTTGATGCCTTCGGCACTGCGCTGGGCATAGCCGTCACCGAACTTCGCGGTGCGCACCACCTGCTCGCCTTCGCCGGTGCTGGTGAGGCGTACCGGCCAGTTGAAGGTTTCGATGATCTGGGGCATTACCCTCTCCGCGCCTGGTACAGCATGCCACCGGGCCGCTGCTCACGATGCAGCCGCTGGGTGATGTGTCGGTCCACCACTTCTTTCATCTCCCGGCCCATGGCTTCCATGCCCTGGGGCGCTTTGACTTCGGACTGGCCGTCGCTGTGGATGGTCACGTCGACGTAGACGTTGCCTTCGCCCTGGTGGCCCGCCTGCCCGCCTCGCTGGAGGAAGTTCTTCAGGTCGACGTTGGTGCGCGAGTCGATCACGCGCTCGCCTTTCTGGAGCAGCCAGGTGCCTTCCTTGGGCACGTTGTCGATGCCATCGTGGGCCATGCCGGTGAGCGCGGTGCTGGCGATCACGCCCACCGAGGCGTAACCCAGGCCCCGGACCACGTTGGCCAGGGTGGTGGAGATATCCGCCGCCAGGGCGCGGGTGTAGGCCACCTCGGTGTTAACGATGGCCTGGGCGATGCTCGCCGCCTTGGCGATGCCGAACATTACCTTGTAGGCGGTGGACGACTTGTCGCCCATTTGTTCCATGAGCCCGGCGATATCACCGGTCAGCTGGCTGGTCATGGCCAGGGCGGCCGACGTGTAACCCAGCTGAATCTGGCGCCGCTGGTCCGTCGTGGCGGCTTCGATCTCGATGACGCGCCGTTTGTATTCTTCCTCGTTGGTGATTTTCTCGTTGAGGAAATCTTTCTGACGCTGAAGCTCTTCCTCGCGCCACTTCTCCAACTCCGCGCTGGCTTCGGCCACCCGGATCAGCTCGCCGCTGGCACCGCCCACCGCGGCATCAACGCCGCCATATTCCGGGGCTTCGCTGACCGAGTTCTGCAGGACGCGATCGCGGGCCGCCGCGCGTTCGTCCTTGGTGAGCGAGGTGGTGCGCTGCAGCGTTTCCAGCCGCTCTTTGGTCAGGGCGGTGAGGCGCTGCTGGTCGGTCTGCAGGCCGGCCATCATGTCCTGGTATTCGCCCAGGGCGTTCAGCTCATCGAGTT